GTACTCGTGCAGCAACAATGTCTGTCTATCAATTAGGAGTAAACAACACTGTTTCTGGTGGTGCAGCTGCAACTCATACTAACAATGCGGGAGTTATATTGGTTAGTAACACAGCTAGCCCGACATTAAACCACTGGGGTTCTGCGCTAATTATGGATGGTGGTTATGATTCTGATCGTGGTTACATTTTTAACTATCAAAGAGCCGTAACATCATTAACAACAACAAACCAAACATCGTTTTTAATTCGATTAGCACCTAGTGTATCAAACAGTCAAGTAGGTGCATTAGGTGTAAAAGACCTATTAAATCGAAGTCAATTGTTACTTGAAGAGATTGCTATTTCTATTACAGGTGCATCAGCAGCTACAGGTGCAGTTATTGTTGAGGGTGTTCTTAATCCTAAAAATTTAAATACTGCAACATGGACTAATTTAACTCCAGAAAATGCTGGTGGTCAACCTAGTTTTGCTCAAGTATCAACTTCATTCACATGGGTATCAGGAACTTTTGCTTTACCAGGTGAACAGGTATTTGCGTTTGCTGGTCCATCTGATGCTGGTGGTGCAACTAGAGAAACTTTAGCTTTATCAAAACTTAAAGAATTATCTGGTTCTCCTTTAGGTGGAGACTTTAAATATCCTGACGGTTCTGATATATTAGCAGTTAATATTAGATTGTCGGCTGGTACAGCTACAGGTGGTTTATTCGTTTTACGTTGGTCAGAAGCACAAGCATAATCATTTTAAAGATAAAAACATGGCACAAATTACTACAAGAGCTGAATTTAAAAATTATTGCTTACGCCGTTTAGGGTGGCCAGTAATTCAAATTAACGTAGATGATGACCAAGTTGAAGATCGTATAGACGATGCTTTACAGTTTTTTCACGATTATCATTTTGATGGTTGTGAAAAGATTTATATGAAGCATCGTTTTACTCAAGAAGATATTAATCGTAGATGGATTTATTGTCCAGATTCGGTACTATTTGTGCATTCTGTTTTACCTTTTGATGATTCTAATTCTTCGGTCAACATGTTTGATTTGAGATATCAATTAAGATTACATGACTTGTATGACTTTACTTCAGTATCTTATGTGTCTTATGAGATTACCATGCAACATATTCGTACATTGAATTTGTTGTTTTCTGGTACTCCACAATTCAGATTCAATCGTCATCAAAATAGATTGATGCTTGATATTGATTGGTCGAGAGATGCTACAGTTGGTGAATATGTTATTGTGGAATGTTATCGTAAATTGGATCCAGATACCATAACTTTAACGGGAACATTAACAGGTACTAACACATCAAACGTAATGACCGGTACAGGTACAAAGTTTGATCAAGAAATATTAGAAAATGATTTTATAACACTATCAGACGGCCAGTCCGTTCAAGTTAATAGAATAATTTCTCCAACACAAATTTATATTACTGGTAATTTAACTAGTAACATTGCTTCAGTTACTATGACCAAAGCAGGTCTATCTGATGTTTGGAATGATAGATTTTTAAAACAATATGCAACTGCTAAGATCAAAGAACAATGGGGTTCTAACCTAAAGAAATTTGGCGGCATTCAAATGCCAGGTGGTGTAACTCTAAATGGTAAAGAAATATACGATGAAGCCGTATTAGAGATCACTAAAATAGAAGACGAAATGCAAATGTATAATGTGTTGCCCAATGAAATCATGATGGGTTAAAATGTCAACAAACTTTTATTTTAATAACTTTCCTTCCAGTCAAATAACTGAAGAACAACTTTTAGTTGAAGATTTGGTTATTGAAGCAATGCAAATATATGGTATGGATGTTTATTATCTTCCTAGATCAACTCGTGATCCAGATGGTGAAGATTTGTTGTATGGTGAAGACACATTAAAACAATATGTTAGTGCGATTCCAATTGAGATATATTTGGAAAATGTTACTGGTATGGACGGTGACCAAGATTTTATTTCTAAATTTGGTTTAGAAATTCGAGATGAGGTTAAAGTATTAGTATCTCGTAGAAGATTTAAACACGAAGTAGGCACTGCCAATTATAACGTTGCTCAAATTGGTGGTTTAACAGCAGCTAATAATACTGCACCTAAAAGACCTAAAGAAGGTGATTTAATTTTCATTCCTCTATTACGTGGTTTCTTTGAGATTACTTTTGTTGAACATGAAAACGATCAGGCAATGTTTTATACATTAGGCCGTGGTCGTGGTGGTAATGTTTATGTTTACGCATTAAGTCTCAAACAATTCGTAATGTCTGATGAGATTATAAACACAGGTCGTAGTGAGATTGATGATCAAGCATTTGAGTATTATCGTAGAACAAGATTGCCTGTAACTGTAGGCACCGGTACTTATGTTCAAGGTGAAATAGTTTATCAAGGTTCTAATTTAGCAAATGCTAATGCTCAAGCCATAGTACATACATGGACTGGTAATTATATTGATGTTGTTCGTGTGAATGGTACTTTTGCTAACGGACAATCCCTAAAAGGAAATACCAGTAATGCAATCTATACGGTCTTTGCTCCAGACGATATGATCGTATTTAATAATAGTTTTGAAGATGCTACAGATAATTATAGAATTGAAACAGAAGGTGAAGGAATTATCGACTTCACCGAACATAACCCATTTGGTGAGCCATAATGTTACATAACGAATTTTTTTATAATAGAACAATTAGAAAAATTGTTGTGGGATTTGGCACAATTTTTAACGATCTACAGATCATTAGATTCACTAAAGCTGGTGTAGAAAAAGAAAGAATTCGAGTACCATTATCCTATGGTGCTAAAGAAAAATACATGACTAGGTTTCTTGCTGATCCAGATTTATTAAAATCTGTCAACACAGTTGTTCCTAGAATTTCATTTGATTTGACTGGAATGGCATATGATCCTTCTAGAAAACAAATAACCTCTGTTAAAAACTTTGCTACCAATAATTCTACAACAACATTAAAATCTCAACGTATGCCTGTACCATATACGTTTGATTTTTCTTTGTCAATTTATGTTAGAAATACGGAAGATGGTACACAAATATTAGAACAAATATTACCATTCTTCACGCCAGATTATACGGTATCTATTAAATTTAACCCTACAATGGGTGATGCAGGCACTAGTGATATGCCTATTACCTTAAATTCAGTTTCGAATGAAGTTGATTATGAAGGTGATATGGCATCTACAAGACTTATTATTTGGAATCTAGAATTTACCGCTAGAAGTTATATCTGGCCTGCTATTGAACAAGAATCTTACATACGTAATGCAAATGCCAACGTATCTATCGAAACAACAACTAGCAACAGTGTGGCTTTAACTTTCCATACAACTTCTGATAATGCTGCGGCAATGATAGATGATGAATTTGGATTTGCAGATACTATAACATACTTAGCTTAATATATAATTATGAAAAAATTAAATGAAAAATTATCTGAAGTTTTTGACGTAGAACCTATACAAGTTGAAAACGCTATTGTTGAAGTAAAAGAATATATCGAAGATGATGCCGATTTTGCTCGTCAGAATATTAGAGAACTAATAGATAAAGGTAATAAGGCTGTTGATGGTATTCTTAATGTTGCCAAAGAATCTGAGAAGGCAAGAGACTATGAAGTTGCAGCTAATCTTATCAAAAGTCTTTCCGATTTAAATAAAGATTTGATGGAAATTCAGAAACGTAAGAAAGATTTAACAGGTAAGAAAAACGATGGTCCTATTAATGTTGATAAGGCTGTCTTTGTAGGTTCAACCAACGAGTTAATGAAACTTTTAAAAAGTAATAAATAGGAATACTATGGAAACATTAATAACACAATTAAAAACTATTCTAGGAACAAACTTTGCTTTATATTTTAAAGCACATTCGTTTCATTGGAATATTGAAGGTTCAAACTTCCCACAATATCACGACTTTCTAGGTGATCTTTATACTTCTGTTTTTGAACAAACAGATTTAATCGCTGAACAAATTCGTCAATTAGATTCTTATGCCCCTACTTCACTAGGAAGAATGTTAGAGTTATCTGATATACCAGAAACAACTAATATTCTTCCAGCACTTGCAATGATGAGTGAATTAAAGAACGACAATGATCGTTTTATCATACATCTACGTGCAGGTATTGTTACAGCTGATGAAGCTGGCGAACCAGCAGTTTCTAATTTTCTACAAGACATTTTAGCTAATCACCAAAAACACGCATGGATGCTACGTAGTATTATAAAATAATGGATGACGGTTATCTTGGTAATGTAAACCTTAAGAAGGTTGGTGTCGAACTATCATACACAGAAGAACAGGTAGCAGAAATATTTAAATGCTCCCAAGACCCTGTATATTTTATTAAGAACTATGTGAAGATTGTTCACGTTGATAAAGGCCTTGTTCCTTTTGATATGTGGAACTTCCAAGAAGATATGGTAAATACCTTCAAGGACAATCGATTTATCATATGTAAAATGCCTCGACAGGTTGGAAAAACAACTACAACGGTTGGTTATATGTTGTGGTCTGTTTTGTTTAACGAAACTTATGTTGTAGGTATTCTTGCAAATAAAGGACAATTAGCACGAGACATTCTTGCTAAAATTCAATTAGCATAT